AAATACGACAACACACTGTATAGCGACATCGACTTCACGTTCTACGTCTTTGGCGACAACTACTAACCAAAACCACAACCTAATTAAGAGACTATGTTTAAATTCTTTTCCCCCGAGGAGGCGCAGGAGGCGGCTACGCTGATGGCCGTAGCCCTGCTGATCGTATTGGCCGCCGTGATCATAGATACTATCACGGGCATAATGAGGGCGAAGCGCAACAAGCAGGCGATCCAGTCGAGCATCGCGCGCCGTGTCTTCGGCAAGATCATCAGGTACTACCTCGTCATCGCAATGTTCTCCTTCATCGACGTCCTGCTGTTCATAATCGACTTCGAGGTGCGCTTCTCGATCCCTGAGCTTCCATATATGACCGTCTTTGCGTCGATCGGTGCGGTGGCTACGGAGGGCTGGAGCGTGTGGGAAAACCTCCCCAAGCACGACACGAACTCGATTAAGAACAGTGCTAAGCAGACGCAGGAGCTGGCAAAGGAGCTGGCAAAGGCGCTTAACGAAGTCCGTAACCTCGCAAAAGTAGAGTAACCTATGAGCACGTATTTCACACTCGAGGAGATGACGCAAAGCGGTACGGCTCTCCGTCTCGGCATCCCCAATACCCCCAACGCCAAGCAGAAGCGAGACCTCCTCCGCCTTATGGACTATCTCGATGGCATCCGCGAGGCGTTCGGCGAGCCTATCAAGGTGACCTCTGGCTTCCGAAGCTGGGACGTAAACCACGCCGTCGGTGGCGTGAAGAAGAGCCAGCACCTCGCAGGGCAGGCCGCTGACATCGTGCCAGCGAAGAGCCCCGAGCGCCTGCGGGAGCTGTTCGACCTCATCCGCAAGAGGGGAGGCTACCAGCAGGTCATCTACGAGCGCAAGGGGCAGAGCGTTTGGGTACACGTCGCAATCCCACCGCTCGGCGAAATGCCGAAGCAGGAAGCGATGACGACGAACGACGGCAAGAACTTCACCCGACTTAAATAGGGCGACGAGCGGTACGGGCGGGGAGCGTGAGGCCTCCGCCCGCACCTGCACCTCGATACACGGCCTCACGACAACAAAAAAACAACAGATAGATATGCGAGCTATTGACAAATGCGTAGCGGGCGAGAAGAGGTCGCTCCAGCAGGTACAGCGGGGGACAGATACGCGCATCCCCGTCGCTCTCGTCAAGCAACCGACGGGCGAGCCTCTCGATCCTGCGACGCTTGAAGGCCTTGCCGTAAGGATCGAAAACGAGGGAGGCGCACTATCCGCCGAGCCTCCATACACGCTCGAGGGCGGTCAGCTTATCGTGGAGGTGACAAAGGAGAGCTCCGAGCGCCTCGGCGTCGGCGTGTACACGCTGACAGCCACGGGGCGCATCCCCGATCCTGCCTATGCTGACGGCTACCACGACTACGAGATAGTAGTAGACCTATGCAAGGTCACGAAGTACGGAAGCAACGAGACGCCCGTCAAGGTCACGGCTAACGTGCTGGCGGGTCTGAAAGGCAAGGACGGGAAGAGTGCCTACGAGATCTTTGTGGAGAACGGATACCAAGGCTCTCTGCAGAAGTGGATGGAGGACATAATGCCCAAGGGCGGAGCAGGCGGAGGAGCTGGCACGGCTGGCCCAAAGGGAGAAACGGGTGAGCGTGGACCAGCTGGCGAGCGAGGTCCCGCTGGTCCTGCTGGTCCGAAGGGCGACAAGGGCGAGAAGGGCAAGGATGCCTACGACGACTACCTCGAGACAACTACTGACAATCCCAAGCTCACGAGGGAGGAGTGGTCAAGACCAAGAAGCAACAACGGAAACGCAGAAGAAGGAATGAACAAGACAGAGATAGAGCTACTCTACAAGCTCAACAACGGGACGGACGAGATCGCAACGGAGACCACGACCGCAGGAGCGCAACTGCTTGAGGCAGACGGCCACCGCAGGGACATCATCACGGCCATGCGCTCCAAGGGCGTATCGGTAGACGATACCGACGGACTGACAGACCTTGCAAGCAAGATACAAGAGATTAAGGTGTATATGCTCCCAGTGTACAGCGCAAGACAGTTCGGGCAGTTCAAGGGAGGGGACCTCCCAACGCTGGAGGTGTACCAAGAGTTCAATCCAGCGGACTTTTCCAATATGTTCTCTGGTGCCAGCTCGCTGAAGGCTCTCCCCGAGATCCGCAACGCTGGGCAAATCTCAAATATCAACCAAATGTGCACTGGGTGCGTGTCGATGGCCTCAGCGAAGCTACCCGACCTCCCTTCCGTTGCAGTCGCAACATCAGCTTTCTACGGGTGCACCTCCCTTGAGACGCTCACGATAGGAGCAATGCCACGATGCGCAACGCTGGCATCCCTCGCCACGACCTGCGCATCGCTCAAGACGATGACGATCGGTGATAGCCCCAACGTGGCCGATATAGCTCAGATAGCCTACCAATGCACCTCACTCACGGAGGTCACTATCGGCACGGGCGACGCACTGACAAAGGTGGATAACGCCTTCAATGGGTGCGCCCGCCTGCGACGCATCAATGGCACGCTGGACTTCACTAAGCTGGCTGCCACGGGCAACCTCTTCTTCGGGTGCGATAGTCTCGAGGAAGTGCGCATCAAGGGTCTCAAGGTAGACCTCAGTCTCCAACAGAGCGTAAATCTCTCCACGGAGAGCGTGAAGTACCTCGTGGATAACCTCCAGCAGGTCACGGGCAAGTCTATCACGCTTGCGAGAGCTTGGCAACAGGCTCACACGGCAGAGGCGAGGGAATACAGCCAAAAGGCAGCCGCCAAGGGCTTCACACTTAATTTTAGATAGCTATGGATATGATAGAACTAATCGCACCCGAGGGCTTCGCATACGTGAACAGAAGCCACCGACTAATAGGCTACTACCTCTACTGCCCCGATCAGCAGGCGGCCGACCTTTGGGTACTCACGCCCGAGGAGGAAGCCCTCGCACTCGAGGCGCAGTGGAAGGCTGAGGACGAGGCTAAGGCCAAGGCGGAAGCTGAGGCTGGCGAGGCTCATCCCTAAAAATAATTGCGCCCCGCCAGTCGGCAGGGCGCGTGAGAGGAAGGGGCTGGATAGGATTTATAATGACGAAATCTGAAAGCCAATCTCCAGCCCCAGCACTCTCTCCTACAAAGGTAGCAAGCTGTGGCTGCCTATCAAAGACTTTACACAGATTTACGATGAAAACAAATAGATTAGAGTGGTGGGATACGCTCATCGTTATTGTAGCCGTGGCACTGCTGGGCTACTTCCTGACCTCCTGCTCGCCGAAGGTTAGGGTCGTCCCCGTAGAGCGCACCCGCACAGAGTGGCGTGACCGCTGGAGGTTGGATAGCGTCTACGTACATGATAGCATCTACCTCACGGAGAAGCAGGCGGGAGATACCATCTACAAGGTCAAAGAGGTGTACCGCTGGCGTGACCGCTGGCGCATAGACACAATCAATACAGGGCGCATCGATAGCGTGCGAGTGACCGAGGTGGTGGAAGTCCCTGCCAAGCTCACTGCGTGGCAGGCGTGGCGACTGAAAGCCTTTGCGCCCCTGCTGGCTATTGCGCTCGCCCTCGGTGCGTGGGTGTCGAGGAAGTTGTGGCTGCCACTACTGAGGGGGCTGTAATTGTCCAAGGTCTGTCCAAACGATAGCCCGAAATGTAGCTATTGGCGGGCGGTGGACTACACTATGTGGCTATATCTTAGTGCGTTGCAAATGTCCAAGCCTTGAGGCGTGCGCATATCATTTTCGTGACCTCATGAAAATGGTCTGCGTGTGTTTGGTGGTATCTGAACTTTTCCTACCTTTGCAGTGTAGATGAGTGCACGCTTCTACATTGTCCACCCTTCGGGGTGCTGAATTGAAACGAGCTTATGCTCACAGATGTACGTGATTATTCGCTTAATCTCGCAACGTCTAACAAGGGCGGGGAGGTGTAACTTCCTCGCCCTTCTTTTATGAAGAGAACGCCCCGACTACCTACTGCAGTCGGGGCGCTTCTTTATCTTTGTTAGTCCCAGTCTTCCCAGTCCTTCTCGCAGGGCAGGCCAGTGCGATAAGGTGTGCCAAGTCGGATCTCAGTGCCGTCCCCCAGCACTCGGGCGACTTCGTGGTAATCATCCCCGAGCCACTCAGCGACGTCTTCGGCGGGCTTGCATATCGCTATGACTGGGTAGAGGTAGCCGTCGTACTCGTCTGAGATCTGAACTCCTATGCCGTAAGGGTATGATACAGCCATTGGTTCTACCTCGATTGCCTCGCCAATTACGTGGAGGAGTACCCCCTTAACGTCGTTTACGCTCTCGGCGACGTTAGACACCTTAGCTTGGTAGCGGATGCCGCTCTTGTCGTCAATTCTCTCAAACGTCAGCCCGAAAGCCTCGATGATCTTCTTCGTTTCCATTTTCGTTTACTCTTTTAGTTGTTACTTATAGTTCGATCTTGTGGCGGGGGCTTCGTTGTTCCCCTTTCACACTACAAAGATAGTACATTTTTGTGTACTACCAAAATTTGGGGAAAGTTTTTTTGACCGCCCTGCCCAAATTAAACCATTTGGTTAAATCAAAGTGTATAGCTACCTTTGCTATGGTTCTTCATTAAACTGATTTTGCGATGGATGCGCGAGAGCGCCTAAGTCGCGGGAGTTTTAGCAAGGTAGATAGATGTGAGAGAGGCCTCGGCGTGTAAAATCGTCGAGGCCTTGATCTTTGTAACCATATCGGTGACGTCAACGAAATGGTTTACACGTGGAGGAGGTAAAAGAGATAGGGGAAGCACACGGCGGCGCCTCCCCTATCAGATCGAACAGATGCGCAACAACTGGAGCAACATCTAAGTGCAAAGATAAGCAAAATACGTCACTCTCCGCCGAGGATAGAGGGTATCGACGACACGGCCTCCTGCTTGCTCTTGTCTAAGACCTTGGCGTATATCTGCGTCGTCGAGAGGAAGCGATGCCCGAGGAGCTTGCTCACGGTGTAAATGTCAGTGCCGAGGTCGAGCATCATCGTTGCGAACGTGTGGCGTGCGCAGTGAAACGTAATATCCTTAGCGATGCCCGCACGTGCCACCCATAGGCGTATAGCGTTGTTCGTGCAGTTAGCCGTGTGGACGTCGGGGAAGACGAGCGCGTCGGGGCGTCCACGCTCACCCATTAGCTCGACAGCCTCGGGCGTTATATCGAGGTACTCCTGCCCCCTCGTCTTCTTTTGCCGAAATATGATGCGCGTATAATCGCCGTGCGTGTGGACGTCCGACCACGTTAGGCGCGTTATGTCCGAGCGGCGCAGGCCAGTGAGGCAGGAGAAGAGGAAGGCGGCCTTAATACCTGGATAGGAGCATTCGGTCTGCGCGAGCAGTCGCACCTCGTCGATCGTGAGATACATACGTGTCGCCTCCTCCTCCTTGATCCCGTCTACTGCCTTGGCGGGGTTGCTCGGGATCAGCCCCTCCTCGTGGGCTTGGCGGAGGCAGGCGCGTAGCTTGTTGAAGTACGAGACCTGACTATTGACCGCGAGGGGCTTGTCGTCGATGCGCTTGCGAAAATTCCCCGACCACGCGCGGGCATCGTGGCGGAGGAAGTCGCGAAAGCCCAGCACCCAGTCGGGGGTGATCTCGGAGAGCTTGATGCTCTCCCGTCGTTCGTACTGGCGGAGGTGGTGCAGGGCGGAGCGCCAGTTGTTCCAGTTCCCCTTGCTCTCCTCCCCGAGACGTTGCTCGACGAGCGAGCAGTAGTAGTCGAAGAAGCGCGCCTTGGGCTTGGCCGTGGCGAAGCCGTAGAGGCCGTTACGTAGTTCGAGTAGTCGCTTCGCTCGTATAGCCTCGGCGAGCTGGAGCGTCTCGCGGTTAGCTTCCTTATCGGCGCGTGTGCGCTCGGCGACGAGGTAGAGCTTTAGATACTCATAGCGTCGTGATCCCTCGTGGTATATGTCGAGGTAGAGTGATATGCGCCCCGAGGGCGTGGTACGCCGACGCAGGCGCACTGGATCTTTAGAGGTAGCCATTTTTGTTGCTCGTTGTTGCTTGTGGATCTCGAGCAACAAAGTAACAACAAACCTACGACAAATGGAAGGCAAGCAAAAGCAAAACGAGCGCCCCGAGGTGCTATGCGAAGGTCTGCTGTCTAAGCGCGCTACTTTAACGTCGCTTGTCGTACGTTTGCCGTCGCTTGTCGCACGCAAATTCGACGCTACTTTCCAATGCAGAATGTTACGCTGCGCACATAACCGACTGACCTACGATGCGTTGCCACACACGCTACACGACGCGAGCAACAAACGCGCACCCAAACAGACGAAAAACGCCCCCGACGAGCTAATCGCGGGGGCGCTTCTTTTGGCGTGGTGTTAGGTCTATTCTTCGTCGAACTCCTCGGGGTGGATACGCTTATAATTCTCGCGGGCTTCTTCTTCGAGCTGCTCGAAGTC